TAGCGATATTTTGGCCGTTCATCGGATTTTGAGTTAGCTGTAAAGCTTCGCTAACTTGCCTTCTTTACTACGTGACCTAGTCTACACGCTGGACAGTTACGTTCCCCCTTCGCTCGACGATGTCGTAGATGAGTCCCTTTCAATAGACGATTCCACTCTCGTTCCCTCTGACAGGACGAGAGGAGCCAGCTACGACATTTTGTCTTCGAAATTTGCGTCAGAAAATCTTCGTGAGGTAGCCAGATATGGCGGTTACGGAGTGTATTCAGGTCAGTCGAATACTGATCCTTGGGTTAGAAAGACCCTAAAACTATTCGACCGTGAGATGTACGACAACATCTATGGTTTCACTCGTCGTCCCGAGGGTACCCTCGGCATGTATAAATCCCTAGCTAAGTTCTCGGGTGACAAGAATGATTTTGGATCTCTGAACCGCGTGCAGCGACGTGCAATGCAAGGTGCAATACTTAAAGCTCGAAAAGCTTTCAAGTTGCCGTGGAAACGGCAGCCTTTAGATTGGCATTCAGTTGGTCAGTATTTTCGTACTGATACCGCGGCAGGTGTTACCTTCATGGGCTCAAAGAAAGGAGAGGTCATGGAAGAGATCTATCATGAGGCGAGGTGGCTTGGCCACCGTATGAAACAAGATGGAAAACGGTTTAACCCAACAAACGTGCGGTTCCCCCCATGTTTGGCTGGTCAGAGAGGAGGTATGTCTGATGCCTCCGATCCGAAGACCAGATTGGTCTGGGTGTACCCTGCAGAAATGTTAGTGATAGAGGGCCAGTACGCTCCTGAAATGTATAGAGCGTACATGCGTGATCCTCACTGTCCAATGTTGAACGGGAAGAGTTCGCAACGTTTGTACACCGAATGGTGTTGTGGACTGAGAGAGGGAGAAACACTTTATGGTCTGGACTTCTCTTCTTTTGACACGAAAGTGCCAGCTTGGATGATCCGTGTGGCGTTTGATATACTCAGACAGAACATAGACTTCGAGTACTGGAATGGAGAGAAGGTCTCAAAGCGTGACGCTGCTAAGTGGCGCAACGTATGGGACTCCATGGTGTGGTATTTTATAAACACTCCGATATTAATGCCAGATGGGCGGATGTTCCGCAAATATCGAGGTGTGCCATCAGGCTCCTGGTTTACGCAGATGGTTGACTCCGTCGTGAATTATATATTAGTGTCCTACCTAACCACGTGTCAGGACGCTGAAATCAGGAATCTCAAGGTGTTAGGGGATGACAGTGCTTTCCGGACCGGGAGTGAGTTTGATCTCGCCCGTGCCCAGGAAGACGCCGACGTTACCGGAATGGTGTTAAAGCCCGAGAAATGTGAAAAGACGACAGACCCAGTCGAATTCAAACTGCTTGGGACAACCTACCGTGGTGGACGACCACACCGTCCCACCGAAGAGTGGTTCAAGTTGGCGCTGTATCCCGAAGGTGGTGTATCTAGTTTGGACGTTTCGCTTACTAGATTAGTGGGTCTGTGGATTGGTGGCGCGATGCATGATCTGCACTTCTGTGCATTCATGCACTACTTTCAACAATCTTATCCGTGTCCTGAAGAAGGCTGGTTCTCGAAGGATCAACGGAGATGGTTGGAAGTCGTGTTTTCCGGCAAGGCTCCAAGAGGTTGGTCAAGTAAGAAGTCATTATTTTGGCGATCAATCTTTTATACATATACGTGATAACGTGTATTCTTACAACTCTACAATTGTAAATCCTGTTCATCAGGTGGGTGTGGTAACGGTTTC